ATTGCCGGGAAAACAGTTTGTGAGGACTTGGAGCGTGAGGGATACGCTGTCGCCGTATTTAATTTTGAAGCTGCGGCTGTCGGAGCGCCGCACAGGAGAGACAGGGTGTTCTTTGTGGCCAACCGTCAGGACGGGAACGAACAGGAACAGCAGAAATGCGATAATCGGGAAGAACACAAACGGAGAACACAAGTCAGATATGGGCTTGGAGCAGGCCGTGGAAGCAAGGATGGGGATTCTTCCGAAAGAGTTGAAATCGGTAGCGGAGTTACCACCGAGGTTTCAGAAGATGTGGCCGACACCGACAACCAGGGATTACAAGGACGGAACAGCGAAATCGTGCGAGAATGTGCCGGTAAACAGTTTGTTGGGAAGGGCAGTACACCTGTGGCCAACACCTCATGCAAATTGCGGGAATGGGATAGGCGAGCACGGGACCGGCGGTCAGAATCTCCAAACGGCAGCTGGCGGGCAGTTGAATCCGGATTGGGTATGTTGGTTGATGGGCCTGCCTGTTGGTTGGACGGATATTGGAGAGTAGAACCCGATATTCCACGAGTAGCAACGGGCGTTAAAAACAGGGTGAACAGACTTAAATGTTTAGGCAATGCAGTAGTGCCGCAACAGGTGTATCCGATATTGAAAGCTATTGCGGAGATTGAAACACGCTAAATGTGAAATAAAAGGAGGCTACACCATGAACCGTTTTAAATGCCCCGCTTGCGGGGGAAATCAATACACGTCATGTAGTACAGTGCAGGGGTGCATATACTGCGGACACAAGGTTTGCCCGGAATGTGTGGAGGTAAAAGAACCATGACCTATAAAGTGAAATTCACACACAGCGACAAGAGTCGTGCACGTATTGATGGCATAGAAGTACGAGAGGGAAAAGTAGTTTACATACATCCAAGAAGATTATTCATAGTGTTGGAGTTTCAGGGAAAGAGCGGGAACTTCAGAGAGGCCTTTTGGCCGGAGGAAGTTGTGAAACAAGAGTTATTTTTGTGAAGGTGGAGGGGTTAGAATGGCGAGGAAACGATTTATTACGTCAGAAATCAGTACTGATAGAAAAATTGCAAAACTGGCAGAGAAAAATCCAACGGCAGCAGCGTTATGGCCGTGGTTCATAACTGCGTTTGATGATTGGGGAAGAATGAATGCGGATCCGATAGAAGTCAAGTTGGCGATTTTTCCAGCTTTCCCATACACATCGGACGACATTGAAACATTTATCAAGCTATATCATGAGTTCGGGATTGCATATCATTATGAAGTTGACGGAAAGCCATATCTTGCAGTTAATCCTGAAACATGGCTGAAATATCAAACATACATACGAAAAGACAAGCTAGAGAAGCAAAAATCAAAGATTCCTGAGCCAAAAGACGCTCCATGGGTAGCTAAAGATAATACTGTTGATGATTTAGCTACAAAAAATGTAGCTAAACAGCAATCAGCTACAATAAATGTACTATCACCTTCACCTTCACCTTCACCTTCACCTTCTGAGAATATAGATTCATGTCCGAACCCTCCGGGCCCGGACGCTCCGCCAGAACCCCAGGAGGTCCAGGAGACCGGCGAAGATGACAAGGAAGAGCCCAAGCACACCGAAGACAGCCCTCCTTACAGGGCAGCAGCATATCTTCGCAATCGTATATTAGCAAATAACGTCAGGGCCAGGGTACCGCCCAACGATCCGGACGACAAACTAATGCAAAAATGGGCCCAGGAGATGGATAGGCTTCACCGGATCGGTCCGCCAGGAGGAACCAGTGGCTATAGCTGGCAGGAGATCCGGCAGCTCATTGATTTTTCGCAGGATGATGATTTCTGGCGGTCAAACATCTTGTCTGCCGCGAAGCTCAGGGAGAAGTGTGTCCAGCTGGAAAATCAGATGAAACGGAACAACTTTAAGCCTAGAGGTCACCCGACTATGTCTAAAAACGTGGCCAATGCATTGCGATTGGTTGAAAAATATTCTCAGGAAGAGGGTGAATATCCATGACAAAAATCGAAACAGCAAAACTTTTAGCGGTGCTTGCTGCAGCATTCCCTAGGTTTGAGGTTGACGACCTGAAGGTGCAGGTATGGCATGAGATGCTTGGGGACCTGGATTACTCATTAGCCAGCCTGGCCATAAAAAAACTCATCTTGGAGAGCACTTTCGCGCCGGCCATTGCCGAGGTTAGAAAGGCGGTTGCTGAAGTCCTGAACCCCGACGGGATGACAGCAGCTGAAGGCTGGGGTGAGGTTGAGCGGGCTATTCGCTTGTATGGCTACTGTCGAGAAACCGAAGCCCTAGAGAGTATGTCACCCAGAGTCGCAAAGGTTGTGCGGTGCATGGATTGGAGAGAGATATGTTTGAGCGAAGAGCCGGGAGTTATACGAGGCCAATTTTTAAAAATGTATCAGCAGATTGCGGAGCGAGATCGCAAAGAGAGGTTATTACCGCAAGGTTTGCGGAATCAAATGCAGATACTTGCTGAACGAATGGATCTGAAAGTTATAGCCGGAGGTGGAGAATCGTGAACTCAACCAAACCTAAAATCACCGAATCAGACATCCAGCGACAAATCAAAGAGTACCTCCAGTGGCATGGTTGGTTTGTTGTGAAGATTCATCAATCGCTCGGCAGCTACCGGGGCATAGCCGACCTTTACGCGCTCAAAAATGGCCGCCATGTCTGGATAGAGGTCAAAACACCAACAGGAAGGCTGTCTGAGGATCAGAAGAAGTTCAGGGAAGATGTATTGGCACATGGAGGGACTTATATAGTTGCCCGTGCGATTGAAGATGTTGAATGTATTTGCCGGAATGATAAAGTTTTTGAAGGCCAATTATGGGATTGAGAGGATGGGTGATTACATATGACTGAGTTACATTTCGATGCATTAAGAAAATTTATAAATACTAAATGTCCGATGCCGGGCCATTGGTGTAACGGTGAGCCTATCCCACTGACAGGTAGGAGCCGGCAATTAAAAAACGGACAGGACAAATTGGAGCCATGCAAACACTATATACCAGGTGTGGGCTGCCTGCATCCTGATAATCCTCGGCGCAGAAAAAATAAGGGCACAAAACGGAATTAATGCGAGGAAGGTGAGCCTGTGAAAATTGGACTTATAGATGTTGATGGGCATAACTTTCCTAATTTAGCACTTATGAAAATATCAGCATGGCACAAGGAACAAGGTGATCAAGTGGAGTGGTGCTTACCAATGGCAAAGTATGACCGTGTTTACATGGCAAAGGTTTTTACTTTCTCACCTGACTTTAACACCTGTATTATGACGGATGAAGTTATAAGAGGTGGCACGGGATATGACTTAAAAAACAAACTGCCGCCAGAAATTGAAACAATGTATCCTGACTATTCATTATATGGCATTACAAATACGGCGTATGGCTTTTTAACCAGAGGTTGTCCACGAAATTGCCCGTTCTGCATTGTTAGCACAAAAGAAGGCGCAAAAAGTAATAAAGTTGCTGAACTTTCTGATTTTTGGAACAGGCAGAGAGAAATTAAGTTATTAGACCCTAACATAACCGCCTGTAAAGATTGCGAAGAGCTCTTTGAGGATTTAATCGAAAGTAAGGCATGGATTGACTTTACACAGGGGATTGACATGCGTTGCATGACCGACAAAAAGGCTGACCAACTAAACCGCATGAAAATAAAAATGCTGCACTTTGCATGGGACAATTACGAGTTTTTTACATATGAGAAGTTAAATAGATTTAGGCCATTACTGCAATTTGACGGTAGAAAATTAAGGGTTTATGTACTGACAAATTTTAATACCACCATTGAGCAAGACCTTGAACGAATTTATAAACTGCGTGAATTGGACTATGACCCGTATGTGATGATTTATGAAAAATGGAAAGCTCCCAAGCAAATAAGACAGCTACAACGATGGGTTAATAACAAATTCATCTGGCGGTCATGTGAAAAATTTGAGGAATATAAAGCGACAGTTTAATTCGCATTATAAAATTAACACGAACAAAAGAGCAAGAAAAACAGGGCTCTCGCCCCATCAAACACCAGTTCTATTATACACAAAAATGGAACAAATTACAAGAGAGGGCGGGGTTGAAATGGCAAAATCGACAATATCAAAAGAGGTATTGAATATCATCAGGAAATCCGTAGACGAGGCTGTGAAAAAGGCCGCAGAGGCTATCATAAAAGCGAATAAGGAATTTGACGCTGCACAGCGGAACTACTTCAAAGAGACAGAGCGGCTGTTATATTCGCTGCCTGCGCTCAAGCTCAAACTGGCCCAGGACGAAGAGGACCTGAAAAACGGCCTTGTCTCTCTGCCGGAGAAATCCCGGGATATAGTCAAGCCATCTCAGGGGGGATATAGGATGCATGACCCAGATGCAAGGGAAGAAAGATATATAGCAGATCGGATGGAGAGCATGGAGCGTACGAAAAAGGAAATACAGCGGATAGAGCGGGCGCTGGAGACGATACAGGATGACGAATATTATGACATTATTCCGTTAAAGTATTGGGACCTAGTGCAGCCGGCAGTAATAGCGGAGGCGCTACATTGTGATGAACGGACGTTTTATAGACATAAAAATAGACTGATAAATAAGTTGAAAATAATATTGTTTGGAGCAGAAGCTCTATAATTGTCAGTTTCCTGTCAGTTTTCTGTCAGTGACGTGTCAGTTTAGGTGTGTTATAATGATTATAATAGAATTATTGTCTCAATAAGAGCCTTGGAAAACCAGGGCTCTTTTATTTTTGCTCAAAGCTCGGGCGTCCACCGGCTGGTCCCATATAAACCTCCTCGGTGGCGCTCGGGTTTAATTTTATCAAAGGTCAATGTGGGTTTAGTGCATCACAAAAAAATAACAATTTTTATAAAATAATTTGATTTTGGGGGTTGACATTCATATTTGATTTTGGTATACTATAATCAAGATAAAGAATAAGCGATGGGAGGCAAGAATAATGAAAACATTAACATGGACAGGAGCAAGGGGAAATAAAATAGAGCTTAGGGCATACTGCAAAATAACAATGCAGGACAAGACGGTTGACGCCGATGGCTACGAAATAAAAGTCGGGGAAGAACCTCACACCGATGCAAACCTTGAACTATATGTGGACGGGAAGAAGATAGACAGCTCCTGGGACATAACTTTTTGGAAAATCATAGACACCCGGGATGGTTACAAAAAGATCTGGGGGCTGCCAGTGGGTATGTCTGATGAACAGGCTGTAATAGTTGAAAAGTTTTTGAAAGAAGTCATTGAGGCGGGCAAATCAGAAGAAGTTAAAGCATATGAAGCTAAAAAAGCTGAAACCACAAAGGCCGAACTCAAAGCAGAAGCTCAGAGAATCATAGAAAAAGCAGCGAAACAAGAAAAAATAATGACAAAAGCAGAATATAAAGAATGGGCAAAAAGATACAACAATGCTGCTAACGAAGGTGGTGACGGATACATACCGGAGCTTGTGACAGTTGAACAGTTAGAATGGGCAAAGAAAACCCTTGTTATGGCAGATGTGCAGACAAACATTGGGGGATGTTAAACCATAGAAACGCTATCTTAAGTCTGCTATCACAGAAAGGCATCAGGTATGAGAATCATATACACTACAATTATTTTATATACATTTAAGCCGACCCCGGCGGCTAAACCGGGGAGAAAGGAGCTTGTTATGTTTGAGTATGAAAATGATTTGTTGGTTGTAGACGAATTATATCATGACCCGAGATACCCAAATAATCCAGTTGTTCGTATTGGCGAGAACTATTACCTGCTGCCAAGCGCTCCCACAAAGCCAATACCGGAAAATAGTTTACGAAAATTTAAGACCAAGCCGGCTGTAACAGCGCAAAAAGCAAGTCACAGCTACGAATATCTAATGTATCATACAATACCGCGAAATGGGTTTGAGGTAACTGTTGGTAGGGAAGCTACCCCTGAAGAGATTGAGGAAATTATACGGGAACACGGATTAACCGAGGATGATATATCTCAGGAATTCGATGACGAAAAGGGTACAATTTACGGCGACAAATACAAAAAGAAATATAAGTCGGTGCAGGTGAGAGTGCCTAATGATGAAGCAATACCGCTGGAACAAAAATTACGCGACAAGGGCATAGAGGCGAGTAATGGCAGCCCGGGCAGAGTAAATATTCGAACAGAATGGGGTGGCAAACGCCCCGGAGCAGGACGGCCATCCACCGGAAGGAAAAAAAGAACTCTCTACATCACGGATGAAGAATACAACAAGTTAAAGGAATATTTGCAATCGCTTAGATAAAATTACTCCGGTGCAGGCATCTTAAAAGAGGGCTTTCAGGAAGAATTAATCGAACTTTTAAAGAAAAAAGGGGAACTATAATGTCACTTTCCTGTCAGTTTTCTGTCAGTGACGTGTCAGTTTAGGTGTGGTATAGTAATTATAATAGAATTATTGTCTTTACAAAGAGCTCTGCGAAAGGGCTCTTTTTTGTAGCTCACTGCTCGGGCGTTCACCGGTTGGTCCCATACAAACCTCCTCGGTGGCGCTCGGGTTTTATATTTATATGGTGCGTGTGGGTTAGAACATCACACGTATTGCCAGGGGTGGGAGGCGGTGATGTGGAAAAAGGTTTTCTCCCATATTACTCAAAAATAGGAGGTTAAGTAAGACATGACTATACAAAAAATACCTATAGACCAAATCAATCCTGCAGCATACAACCCAAGAAAAGACTTGCAGCCGGGCGATCCGGAGTATGAAAAGCTCAAGCGGTCAATGCAGGAATTTGGCTATGTGGAACCTATCGTCTGGAACAAGCGCACCGGAAACATTGTCGGCGGCCATCAGAGGTATAAGGTGCTTCTTGACATGGGTATGTCGGAAGTAGATTGTGTAGTTGTAGATCTGGACGACGCAAAGGAAAAGGCGCTGAATATTGCGCTGAACAAAATAAGCGGCGACTGGGACTATGAAAAATTAAAGGATTTGCTTCAGGAGCTGGACACTGGGGAATTAGATCTAGAAATTACTGGCTTTGATATGGGCGAGATAGAGGATTTAATGACACAGCTTCATATGCCGGAGGAGATTGTAGAGGATGAGGTGCCAGAGCCACCGGAGGAACCGATAACAAAACCGGGGGATTTGTGGCTACTTGGAAGGCATAAGTTGTTGTGTGGAGATGCAACAGATCCAGAAAAAGTTAGTAAATTAATGGAAAATCAGTTAGCCGATATGATATTTACAGACCCACCTTACAACGTAGACTATACTGGTAAAACAAAAGATGCGCTAACCATCAAAAATGATGCGATGGAAGATAAAAANTTCAGAAACTTCTTGGTGGCAGCATTTAAAAACATGGTTGATGCTTCTAAGGCCGGCGCTCCAATTTATGTTTGCCATGCTGACTCAGA